TACACGACGCTCTTCCGATCTCCTACGCCTCGATTTTAGGCGCCGCGTTTGCCGTTATCCATCTTGCCTTCGATTTCGTACAGCGCGTCCTGGAGACTGATGAGCCACGCGTGACTCTCACCCAGATCTTGCGAGTACTTCTCGACGGTGTCTTGGAACTTGGCCAGTGCATCGATAGGCTTGGACAGCGTGGCCGTCACCCTTGCCCATCTTCAGGGTGACGGCCACGCTGTCATTGCCCATACCCTTGATGTTGGCCTTCGGAACCAGACCGGAGGTGTCGGTGAACGTGAACTGCACACGACCGCCCTTGCCGAGCGTGATGCCCAGGGTGATAGGGCCGAACGGACCTTTGAAGGTCGCGGACAACGAGCTTTCGCCTTCTTCTGTGACCTTCTTGACGCCCAGGTCGTGCTTCGCGAACTCCGACTTCAGGAACTTGATGGCGCCTTTCGCGTTGGTGACGGCCTCGACCTGCGTAGCGCTTGCGAGGCGCTGACTAGCGTTGACGGAGATCATCACAGGGCCGCCGTGTCTTCGATCATGCGCTTGACCTCGTTGAGGTACTCCGGCGCGTACGAAAACAGACGCGTGTAGTACTCGACCTGCTGATTCACGTCGTCCCGCGAAATGCCCGATGCCAGCACGCGCTTGTGCGCCTCACGAGGGATTGCCACTGCGTTGACCGGCAGCACCGACGCCACTTGGGTCGAGCGAATGATCTCGGCACGTCCCGTGGTGGACGACACGACCTTCAGCTTCGTGCCTTCTTTCGAGGCTTTCACGCAGAAGCCATAGTCCATGTCGCCGGACTCCGAAGCGAAGGCCACGAACTCACGCGGCGCCGCCACGTTTGCCGACACGACTTGCGACAGGCGCGGTACGTCGGAGCGGCGATTCACCGCAGCATTCACCAGCTCGCCCAGGTCTTCCTGACCTTTACGGGCCAAAAACATGCCGGAGGCACCGGTCTTGACCTCCCACAGAGTGCGATCTTCGTTCGACATCAGGATGTTGGTCGAACCGTTGCCGCTCATCACCTTGTAGTTGGCGCGCAGCTCCTTTTCGTCGACCGGGCGCAGCTCTTGGTTGGCGCGCACGAATCCGACAGCCACGCCCGGCTTCAGCGCGCGGAACGAATTCTCGACTGGCGTGGCCATGTAGTTCATTTGCTTGGCGAGGGTCTCGGTCAGCTCGTTCTTCGTTTGGCGGCCAGTGTAAGCCACGATGACACGAGCCAAACCACGGCTGATGATCTCGAAGTCGGTGAGGGAAGCAGTGCAGACGTTGATGCCTTTGGTGTTGATGTTCATTTTATGCTCCATAAGTGACGGTTTAAACCGAACGGATTGAATAGAGGCTCATCGCCTTCCAGGTGATCGGACAGAACGTGACTAAGGCTGAGGAGGCGCTCAGAGAGTGTCCCATCCGATCGACTTTAAATTGCGGATTGTTGCTGACTTCCGCCAACAACTTGCGGTACAGATCTTTTCGATTCATGGCTACTCCCTAAAAGGTTTCGCCACTTATTTGCTAGAATTGTAAAGTCACAAGTCGACCCAGTCCGTGTACTTGAACGTGCACTGAAGGCTGATGAGGTTGGAGGCCCCACCATCCAGCTGGACTTCCGCCATGGTCTCCAGATACAGACCATAGAGGTTGGTGGTCCTTACGACCTGCGGCACGTCGTTGTAGAGGACCATCTGCGAGTCCACCTTGTACGCTGATGCCAGCGCCCCGCTGTTGTTGCGCCACGAACGGATGAACTCGTTCCAGCGACGGAACTTCTCACGAGTCATCCAGTCGGCGGTCTCGAGGAACGTGGCATTTAACGTGTGCGTGTAAATCTTCCGACCTGCATATGGAACGTTCACTCCGTGCAGTGCGACGTCCACCGGATCGACAGCCACACCTGGCAAATCGGTGGTCATGCACTTGAACGTCAGATCCCGCGTGTCCGACGACCCCGGGATGTTCGGCAGAAACAGGTCGAAATTATAGCTGAGCGCGGGGTCTTGCAGGCTCAGCACGTCTTGCAGTGAGGTGCGCATTTATATAGCTCCTTATTCGATCTTCGATTTGACCGAGATTAGTTTCTTCAGGACGCTTCGTACATCATTGTACTCCTCGGCATTACCGGCGCCCTTGAGCATCTCCAGAGTATCCCGAAGTTGATCCTTGAAGCTTCGAACTGTCAGGGCTCCCGTTCGCTCCTCTGCGTGCCACTCTTCGCCGTCGCAGCCGCCTTCGAGCTCGATGCGAGGTGGGTCATAGTCGTGATCAAGGGAAACCGATAGTTCCACCGCGTGCTTGCCAGCTTTGGCCGTGAACTCCACGACTTCTCGGGTGCCCGCCTTACCTTTCTTCTTCATTTTGACACCCGGGATAGCCTTCTGGATCCACAGGACGATTCTGCCTGCATCGGCAGAGGTTGCGGCGGTAACGAGTCGAGCAGCTGCGTTGATTTGGATTTGCATTTTATTCCCTTTAATCTTACTGACCGCCGACTTGAGAGAGCGCTTCTTGGAAGCTCACACCCTGTTTGCTGATAACCATCTGGAGCTGGATCTCGTGGATGGGGATGACCGGCACGATGATGACCGTGACCCGGCGTACGCCACTGTTGAACATGGCCGCCGAGTTGTTGGACGCATCGGAGACGACCGTGAAATCAGAGATACCCCGGGCGTCTTTGATCGACTGCAGGTACTGTGTGCATGCACTGACGATCTGGCGACCGGTGAAGTCGTCGTTCGGCTCTTGCAGGCTGTACAGCAGGAACTGGTACATCGCCGTCTTCATGACGTTGACGATACGACGCACGCTCAGCCACTGCAATGCTGATGCCTTGGCCTGCAGCGTCTGTTGCTCCCACAGGGCGATGCCTTGGCCGACAAAGGTCCGCGTGTAGTTCACGCGGGCCTTGAACAGCTCAGTGGCTTGTCCATCGTCGTACGTGTACCGCGTCTTCAGTACGTCCACCAGGCCGCGATTCAGACCCGCGATGGAGAACGACGGATTCGCCACTCGGTCAGTGCGAGCGCACAACGCAGCAGCCCAGCCCGAGAACGGCACGTACTGCTGCTTGCCGTTGATGAGGTCGGCTTCCAGCACGTCCGGGCAGAACAGTGCAGAGTACGAGCTGTTGAGATTCAGCTCCAGCTTGCGGTAGTTGATAGCGGCTTGGAACGTTTGCTTCGACGACGGCGTGTCCAGCATCGCCACCGAATCCCACCGCTTAACGGCTAAAGCATCCATCGCATGCTGCACTGTCGGAGTAGCGTGACCCCCGTTGATCAGCGTGTTGATCTGGTAGAGCTGCTTGTTGGAGAAAATGTCGTAAGCCGCTGCTACATCGAACTCCGTGGGAGCCGTACCCGAATCGCCACCCTTCAGCTGGACCTTGGTGGTAGTCGCGACTTCCGGGACCGTTGTCAGCGCCAGCGTGTTGTTCGTGACCTGGATGTATTGCGAATACGGATTGATCCGCTCCTCCAGCTCGCATTCGATGCCACTCGAATCCGTGAACGGCGTCAACGTGCAGACGAACTGCTCCACCGGATTGTCCACCGAAACGTTGGTGTCGAACACGGAGACCGTGAACGTCGGGTCCGGCGTCGGCAGATCGGCCGGGCTGGTGATCGGTTTCTTCGACGTGTCCGGAGGAATGTCGCCAGTGTCGATGAACGTCGTGACGCCTGCGCCAACGGTAGCCAGGGCACCGATAGCCGAAGAGGTCGACGTACGACCATAGACGACGTAGCCATCTGCCAGTTCGACAGGGTCCCACGTCAGCGTCACCTGGTTGGCAACTGAGGCGCCCACGATGTTGACGACGACTGGGGTGCTGGCGAGGGTCTCGCCGTTCTCACTGATAGCCGACACCTGATACTGGAAGGTGCCTGCCACCATGCTGCCGCCGGAGGATTGGGAATTGCCGGCCAGATTCGTGGGGGCCGTCAGGTTGTTGGATACCACCCGGATGGCCAAACTGTCGGCGTACGAGCCTGGACCGCGCTTCGGATAGAACAGCGCAATCGGCACGTCTGTGGGCGCCGGCACCAGCGTGGTCCAATCCGGCAGCGTCGGATCCGGTACGCCATTCGTCGTACCGACCAACGTAGTGATGCTGGCATCGTTGTACATCAACAGCCCACTGTAGAGGGCATCCGAATGCACGGCACGACGAGCCCACAGCTGATCACCTTCACGGAAGAAGTCGAGGCCGCAGTACACATCGAACGAGATTTGGGCGTTCGGATTACCGTACTCCGCCAAATAGTCCTGGGCGTTGGTGAAGAACTTGGGGTCCGGCGAACCTTGGTTGGAGACCACGACTTGGCAGCCCACTGCAGTGGAAGCCGAAGTGATAACCTGCGAGAGGTCGATCTCCTGAACACGAACGTCAGACGCGCGTTGAACGAGAATGGTCATGGTTGATCTCCCACGGTTACGGATTCGGTTGTTTCGGCCCTGGCTACTGCCCTGGAAGGCTGAGGATTCTGGACCCTGACAGCCCGAGGGTTCAGGCCGATCCACCGCGGATCAACAGTCATGCCCGCACGCAAGTGAACCCTGCGCTTGGGGAGAATCTGCACAGCGTCGTTTCGACCATCCGGGTGGATGACGCCTACGTGCTGAGTGAAGGTGGTCAAGTTAATGACCAGGACGTTGTCCATATCAACTCCTATTCAAAAGGAACGAAATCATAGCCCTGCGCAGACCCGAAGGCCATCTGAAGATCGATCTCGGATATGCGACCTTGCGAACCGAGAATGGGCTCTGACGTGTAGCCATGCACCACCATGTTACTGACGATCTTGTAGACGGCCTCGGTCTCTACCTTGTTTTCCAACGGCGGCGTGGGTACGCTTTCGTCTAAGGTAACACCTATACGGGTCTCAAGCTGGCCATACTGTATATTAAATTTGAGATACCCGCACTTATAGGCGAACAGCCACCTGCGAGCGTATCCCAGCACTGTATGAGGTTCGATGCCACTGAATTTGTTCGTGTGGAACTCTATTTCAAGATTGAAGTTCGTTGGCAGGATCCGGGCCGTCATCAACTGATTGTCGGCGGTGGCAATACGAATGCCCCTACGGGTTAGGGTAGTGCTCTGGTAGCTGTCTTTGTTGTGAGATACCGACTGCAAAGTCAGGAACGCATACGGGTACTCGACGGGATTCCCTGAGAAGAACCGCTCAAGGGTCTTCGTCTTATCGTTGGTTGTGGTGATAGCAGCTCTGCATTGAAAGACCTCAGTGAAGCGCTTGAGGATGCCGTCGAACACAAAGCTTTCGATGGGTTTGATCTCCATATGGACCTCAAAAGGAAGAGGGAGCCATCACGATTAAGCGATGGCTCCCTCTGGTCTCGGATATTACTTGCGCTTAGCGCGGCCTTTCATGCCGTCCAGAACGGAAGCAAAAGCCTTGTCGAAGTCACCGCCTTCTTCGTCCTCGTCTTCCTCGTCTTCCTCGTCGCCAGCGTCGAAGTCGGCGACGACGTCTTCGTCTTCGTCGGTGTCGTCGCCGACCAGCTCGTCGATGCTCGATTCGTCGCCGATGTCGAATGCACGGACACGCGTCTTGGCCGACGTCTTGGCAGTGGCCTTGACCGGCTTGGCTTTGCTGGCCTGTTGTCGTTCGAAGGCTTGCGCGTTCGACGCTTCCAGGATGGCGACCGCTGCTTTCACGTCGTGGGCTTTCGATGCCTTCAGCAGCAGCTTGCCTGCGGTTGCGAAATCACCGTCGACTGCGTGTGCCAGTGCCAGAACGGTGAAGTCCAGCGAATGATTGTATTTCTTCATGTCAGTTCCTTTGATCTATTCGTTGACTTAGGGCCCGTTTTAAAACGGGCCCTCCGTTATTACAGGCGCTGGCCTTTGGCGACCGAACGGCTGTTGGCCACGGAGATGGCGATCTCCTCGTGGATGACCCAGCCCTTGCCCGGGATCTTCTCGTTCACGATGTCGATCGGTGCGCTGTTGATGCCGCCGCGGTCCGAATAGGCGCCGTGATTCAGGGCCTCGGAGATCACGTAGAACTCGCCTTGGTTCAGGACCTTGTGCTCCGGATGGCGGTAAGCGTCCGAAGTGATGGTCATGCCGTACATCACGGCGAGCTCGCCGGTCAGCAGCAGCTCGTGGCGAGCGACCGGGTCGATGGCCGAGTAGAACTCGCTGTTGCCGATGATGTCCTGGTAGATGTCCGACGCGATCAGCACGTGCGGAGCTTTCAGGCCCCAGCGGGTCACGTTGGTGACGACCTGCATCAGAGTGTACGGCGTCAGCTGACCGCTGATGATCGACAGGTTGTTGTCGATGCCGACCAGCGAATTCACCTGGTTGTACCACAGACGGTCTTCGGCGACCATCACGGCTTCGGTTGCTTCGACGTACTTTTCTTGCAGCACATCGCCTGCCGACTGGTTCAGCTCGTTCTGCGTCACGAACGGGCGCGTCACGATGCTCAGTTCCGGCGGCGTGTACCACTTGTCACGCGTGATCTGGGTCTCGATGCGGGTCGGCGACGTGCTCCAGACGGCGGTGACGTTCTTGGTGCGCAGCGGGAAGCGCGGGACCGTGCCTTGATCGACCGAGATCTTGGTCAGGTACTTGCGCATGAAGCCTTGACGATTCGCCGTGATGTACAGCGATTCGGCCATGCGCTCGCCCAGAACGCGGTGCACTTCGCGGTCGTTCTGAGCGGCCTTCAGCAGCTCGCGGTTGGTCTTCTCTTGGGCTTCGATCTTGTAGCCTTGGGCGTCCGTGATCAGCGAACCGTTGGCCGAAGCCTCCAGGAACTTCATTTGCTTGTTCAGCAGCTCGCGCTTGGAGGACGCGTTGATCTCGCCGCCAGCGCCGATGGCGCGTTCGCTCGAACCCTGGAAGCGATACTCGGATGCTACGGTAGGGGTACGCGCAGCTTGGACTTTGATCTTCGACATTTGTTGCTCCTTATGTTAATGCTGTCGCGTTTATTAGACGGCCGAGAATTCCAGGCCCAGGAACGTCACTTCCGACGACGGCGCCGAGATGATCTGCGCCGTGAGGGCGATGCCCGAACCAGCTTGGTTGGTGACCTGGCCACCGGCGGCTGCTTTCACGCCGGTCGCAGCGTTCCAGTCGACGGACGCATCGAACTCCGACGTGTAGATGATGCCGCGCTTGATCAGGCCGATCTGACCGATGTAGGCACCGCTGTAGCCGCCCGGCTGAACGTCACCTTGCAGCGAACGCGCTTGCACGACGGACAGGGCGTACTTGTAGGTCACGACGACCTCGTCGCCTGCGGTCAGGCTGCTGATGACTTTGCCCGAGACAGACGGCGACGAAACGGCGCTGCCGGTGGTCTTGTCGTACACGAACGTCTGGTTCGGAACCGGGGCGAACTGCAGGGTGACCTTGCCGGTCGACGGGACGATGAACGTTTCTTGCTTGTTGGTGAAGCCCTCCATGAACGGAGCGGCCGACGTGCCAGCGATCGAGAAGCCAGCGAACACTTCCGAACTGCCGCCGGTCGACGGCATCACGCCAGCAGCTTGGGCGCCCGATGCGCGGACCAGAACCATGCCTTCTGCATCGATGACTGCGCCCGGGGCGACGACCGCCTCGGACGAGTCCACGTATTTCGAGAAAGGACCGTAGATCATTTGAAACCTCCAGGTGATTGATTTATGTTACTCTGTAAAAGTGTGGGTTGTGATTTAACCCACCTCTTTATCTCGCTGTGGCGTCAGCCGAACAGCGGGCGTTTGCCATTGAGGATCTCGTTGGCAGTCACGCTGTACTTGCCGGAAGCAGCCGCCGAAGCCCGGATGCTCGTACCCGGACGGGCCAGTGCGGCTTCCACGGTCTCGACGGAATCCTCCAGGTCGTCCTCGTCGTCCATGTCGGCGCCGATAGGGATCACGTCCTCATCCGTCTCGTCCACGACGCCCGTATCCATGTCGAGGGCATCGACGTAGGAATCGCGCACTTCTTCCGGCATTGCCGAAATCTTCTTGGCGAGCTCGATCACCTGCTTGGCGTAGGCCGGACCATGTTCGGCGAAAGCGTGAGACAGGATGCGGTTGGCGCCACGGATGTTCAGACGGCGGAACTCACCTTCGAGGTGTGCCTTGAGTGGGTTCTCGGCGTTCTTGAACAAGCTGCGGTTGATACCGACCGAAGCGATTGCCAGCGATTGCTCGAAGGCCTTTTCCTTCTCGGCGTTGACTTTGCGTACAGCGGCTGTCGTCTTGTGCACTTCCTTCTGGACCTGGGCCTTCAGCACCGACTGCTTTGCCAGAGTGACCTTGGCCAGAGCGAAGCCCATAGATTTCAGACCCTTACGCAGTCCCATTTGCTGGAGCTGCATGGCCGTTACCTGTTGGAACTGATCGGTCAGGTACACGTCGTTGCGACCTGCGGCGACTGCCATGCGGCCGGTCATGGAAGCGATGATGCGATTGGCTTTGATCGCCAACAGACGCGTGCCTGCCGTAGCGAAGGCGACGTCTTCGACATAGTTGTCCGGCGTCTCGTCCACGTCCAGGATGCTGACGTCTTCGTCGGTCGAGGCTTCTTCCGGCTCGTCTTTCACGTCTTCGATTTCGACTCCTCCGTTACCGGAGTCCTCGTCTTCCTCGGCCAGGTCGTCTTCCAGGTCTTCGTCGTCATCCGCCGCCGGAGGTGCGTCCCAGTCTTCCTCGTCTTCGCTGGCTTCCAGCGGGCTGATGCCCATGCTGTTCATCAGCTCGGTGTCGGAGGCCGTCGTTGCGCCGTCGTCTTGGTCTCCGCCCGTCCACTGGTCGGCGTCGTCTTCCGGATCGGACATATCCGAGTCGTCGAAGTCCACGTCGTCATCTTCGTCCGGATCGATGTCGCTCATTTCGGAACTGCCGATGTAGCCTTGGTCCGGGTCGGTCAGGTTGTCGATGGTGCCGACATTGTTGGTGTCAGGATCGACCGACGAACCGCCGTCGCAATCGCGGGCCTTGACCTTTGCTTTCTTCTTGGATGCGAAGGTCGGATGCGTCGCGTCCTTGTTCGAGAAGTGCGTGTTGCCACCGGTATAGTCCTCGGGGTCGATCAGCGTGTCGACTCCCATGTGGTTGTCGACCGTGGCGCCACTTTCTTCAGTCAGCAGATCGTCTTCGTTGCCTTTGTGGGTCGAAGTCGATGCCGAGACCTTGCGCTGCTTGAGCTGCGCTTTGTTCAGGATGGGCATAGTGTTCCTCATTAGGTTGGTTAACTACTGTGTAAAAATGCGCAGTGCGATTTAATCGTACAGGGGAGGGTTGGACCGCGACTTGCCGGCCTTGAACGGCTTGGCACCATTGGTGTGGAGGTACATCTCGATATCGTCGACCGTAAACTGAATAGACGGATAGCGATCCAGCGTCTTCTGGGTGATGACAGTCTCGACGCCGAAGCCCCGTACTGTGATCTTATTTGCAGCCGTCTTATAGGTCAGGGTCTTGATGTCGGCTTTGTCCAGCTTCTGTGTAACCGCACCGCTGAGGTACTTGAGGAGTGCCGCATCGTACTTACCTGCCTGAACTTTGGTTGCTGCCGTCAGGCGAGTAGCTGCGTTGATTTGGATTTTCATGTTCAGTCCTTCGTGTGGATGACGTCCGATAGTGCGGTGGTCCAGGCCGGCGACTCCACCAGCGAGGTTTCGATAGGCTGGATACCATGAGCGTTACGAAAAGCGATGTGTCGCTTGTTGTCCCACGAGCGCACTTCGTTCCAATCGATGTCACGGCGCAGGTCGATGTGACCGCAACTCGACTTCTTCGTGACCTCCGAACCGCAGTAGGAGCAGGAGAACGAATCGACGAGCGCACCCATGCTGTAGGTGTTGATGTCGCCTTCCATGACACGGCGGGCCATCTCAGGGTACTTGATGCGGTCGATACCAACCAGCCCCATGACCTTGTAGAGTTTGCCGCCTCCGTAGCCCTTGATCTGGCGCAGGGCCGTATCGAAGATCACACCATACGCAGCCTCGTGCACCTCGTTCTGGTGCTCGTAGTGCATCGGGCATCCTGTCCACGCCTTGTACGATTGACGGGCAACCGGAGGTGGTTGGAACTTCAGGAGTTCCGCCAGCGGGAAGCCGATGCCGTTGCGGTTCGGAATGTCCGAAGGGCAGATTGGAATCGTGGCTAACACGTAAGCCCTGATATCGGGTTCGATGCGATAGAGCTTTGCTGCGTACGGAAGCCAGGTCGCGAAGTCCAGATGCTGGAGGGCTTCTGCTGCGGCCTCCGACTCAGGCCGCATGACTTCCGTGCTTTGCGCTGTGATGAGTAACTTTTCAGCCATCATCGTACTCCTGCGTAAAAGGAACCATTGCCGCCGAAGGTCACACGGATGACCGTGAACACAGGCCAGTCGGCCTTGGTCATGACACCTGCAGAGACAGACTGAGCACCGTTCCACAGGGTGGCGTCCTGGCACTCTGGTTCAGGAGAGGCTGCGATACCGGGGTTACAGAGCGTGTAGTCGACGGTGACAGGCACCTCCGATTGGAAGAACACGCCCTGGTTGATATCTCCAGTGACCATGGAACTCAACTGAATGAATGCCACGTCACCGGATTTACCTGCCACGGTACCCCATCCCATCTCCACGGTTACGCGCTCAGCGCCCGTACCGGTGATGCCGTGTCCTTTGTAACCATTGTGGTGATTACCTTGGAAGATAGGGTTTCCCATTTATTACTCCTGCGGCTGTTCGCCTTCAGCGCTTTCGTCGCCGGCCGGCTTCTCAGCCTGCTCAGCACCTTGTTCTTGCTCGCCACTCGGTTGTTCGCCTTCAGCGCCCTGCGCCGGTTGTTCGCCTTCAGCGCCCTGCGCCGGTTGTTCGCCTTGAGTCGAACCTTGAGCGACCGGGTCTTGGGCTGCGCTCAGATCCTGCTTCTCACTTTGGCCGGTAGCCGATACGTCGAGGACGCCACTCGACTGTTGTTCAGTTGCCGCCGGCTCTTGCACCACCGGCTGCGGCTCTGCGACCGGCTCGGCTGGAGCATCGACAGCAGGTTGAACTACGGGCTCCGAGACGTCGAGGGTCAAGGTCTCCGACAGCTCAACGAGCTTGGGCGCAACGTTCGGGAAGGCCTGCGGATAGGCCAGCAGATGGTTCAGGTGCGGAGTGGTCTCGCCTAGCACGTGACGCGAAAACGTCACGAAATGCCGCATGTCAGTGGCCAACCATTCGCCACCTTCCGAGACAGCGTAGCCCGCTTCGCGCATGATTTGTTTCAGCTTTTCGTACATGAGATTCTCCTCGTTGAAAAGCATCAAATTGCGTACCGCGAGGGCGTACTGAGGTGAAAGAGCCCGCTCACCTTTGACAGTGGCGGGCTCCTTGGGACGATTACTTGTCCTGCTGTTCCTCGTTACGG